CTCGATATGATCTCCAATGGAGTAGATGTTAGTCGAACAACAGCAGTCTTCTCGTATGTCTCCCCTTGTACCTCATGTACTGTGTTCACGTCCCTGTAACCCTTTTCCAGTAACTCAAACTTGTCAGCTTGTGTGAAGGTCAAAATTTTCCCCTCCAACGGTAAAGTTATCGGGTTAAACGCACCCTTACCTCTCACCACTTCCGCCTTTACGGATCTTTCGACAGCACTGGTACACATCACAGCCCCGTCATACTTCTTGTTGAGGAAGAATGTAACATCAGCAGGACACCTTAATGTAACTCTTCTGACCTCCTTCTCATCTACAACGAGCTTAGCAAAGTGTGCAGGATACGGAAAGTTAGCCACTCTGCAAATGAACGGAATCTGTTGTGTATCGCCGTATATGTATGCGACGTCACACTGTGAAAGTAATAGCAAAAAGTTAACGCAACCAGTGTGTAACATCAACCCCTCGTCGATGAATAGCCTCTTAAACGTTCTCCTGGAAGGGTGCATTAAGAAGGAATCCACCGTCCTCACATTGTCCTTGTCCGCTCTTATCAAGCCGGCGTGATTTGCCCTTCGGATGATCATCTTGGACGCTTCCTTCCCTGGGACTAAAATTAAGTCCTCTTCGAAGTTCACCTTCTCGATAATCTCCTTCGTCTTTCCACAGCCTGGAACACCATCAACCAAAATTACTTTTGCGCTCGGTTCCGGAGGCTCACCGTTCGGGCTACACGACGTCAAGGTTTTGAGTTTTCCCATATCGGAATATACAAGAGAATCACTCGACACTGCAACCCTAAACCACGTCTCGTCGCAGACAGGTTTCCCATCATCCCAGTTAAGCAACACAATCACCAACTTGTGGTTGGCGTCTTCCGCCACTCCCCACGCATGACTCTTTGCGTTAGGTTTCAGCAACCAGCGTCCTCTTCTGACATCCCACACCCCAGATTTCTCTTGAGATTCCGGGTCAACACCGTGAACATCTCTAAGCACCTTACAGAGGTTTGAGACCGTAGCTGACAGCGAAGCACTTAAGTAATCAATGTAGTTCTTCATTTGTTGAACCTTGATTGAACCCGTGTACACCGCAGACATCATAGCCCCCTTTTTCACTGCATCTACACTCTTGAGATGAAAATCGGCAATGTCGACATCGAACCTATCGAAACCACCGCCTTTCGGACATATTCCATACGCCGGCACCGATCCTTCCACTAAATTTTTCACACACGGGAAAGGAGCATTATTCTGTAAGCTCAACACATCATCACGTTCCGAATCCGAAACCCCAACAGGTTTTAGTGATTCAGAGATTTCCTCTTCAGTGGGTTTCTTAAAAGGTAGTGTTAGTTCACACTTCATAATCGCCACTACTACCTTCGCTGCCATATCCGGATCCACACTCTTCTGCTGACATAAAGTCTTAAACGCCTCTAAATCGAAAGAGTCGAGATTCTCGAGTACAGATAACTCAGATAATGCATTGTAGTACTTCTCGGATTCTTCCAAAGGCTTAGAAAGGTCACAAGACTGGAACTCTTCTGCTTTCTTGTACTGTAACACTAGTCTATCGTAGAAGGTACAGTACAATTCAGGGATCTTTATCTCTAATGCCTCCTCTGCTACTTTCACGAAACCGCCACGAACAAGGGTCTCTTTGACCGAGGGTATGACCCCCATTAAAGCGTCGCAAAGACTCGTCCAAATCAGCTCTTTGGTGGTCACGTCGAACTTCTGAAATTTTTTCAGGATTATTTCATCCTGAACATGGCCTAACTTTGTTATAAGGAAAAAGGTCATTGCTAATGGACCTAAAATCGCCTTGTCTGTGTCCCATTCAGACCTGGCAGTGACACCGTTAATTATAACTCTAGACCTAATTGACTCGACGAAGGACAAGACGTTGGCATAAGTCAAGGCTTTGGCTTGGTACGTCTTGATATGGTTAAGGACCGTGTAGACAAAATCCTTGTTCACCATAACCTCTCTCCTGGACATTTTCCCAGATGTAATAGAAGCGTCGAAAAGAGGAACGATGACCATATCTCTTACCTTCGGGAACCAAAAATTTAACGCTGCGTTATCCTTGAAGATAGTTCTTTCCGCATTGAGCATCGCCAGCGTCTTTTTGTACTCCCACGCATCATCCATAGCCTTGTAAAACTCCTCACAGTCTACATTATTATGATACACACCACGGAAAAGAGTAAAAGTATCCACTCTCGTAAACTTACAGTACCAAGTATTAACTCTAGTGACTAAGAACTCCTTATGATACACAAATCGTTGACTTGCTGGAAAGAAGGTTTTACACACATACTTAATTATATTGCTAAAATTATGGGTATAATTAAGAGTGCTCTCGTTATGAAAGAAAAAACTTAACTTATCGCCCGCCTTCTGGAATGTAGCTCCTATCTCTTCAAGTGTGACTGTGTCGCAATCAAGAAGCATATTCTCATGGAAATGGAAGGCCGCAAAGCAAGTTTTAACATTCTTCCTGAGCAACGCCGAACCAAACTCCTCCACAGGAATATCATAAATACTATGAAGCGCAACGGCGTAGGTATCCGAACCGTTTGCCGTCGTCAAAGTACACTGTTGGAAGGGTCGGTCGCAATGGACAAAGTGCGGATTCTCTGCGTAGTTATTGAATGCTGCCCTCTGATATTCAGGTACAGGTCGCCGTTGCCTCTCCAAGCGATTTATGTAACTGTTCACAGCTTCCTTGTGCCCTTCGTGGCGAGCAATGTCGCGCACGTCCAGGTTGGGCATACAGCAGTGAACGTAGTCTCGCCCTTTAAAAAGGTGTGCAGAAAAGTTACCACCGATATCGTACGTCAGAGAACCGTAAGGAACTTGCATCATGAGATACTCCAACTCAAGAGACCGAAGGCCACCTGCTAATGAGTGAACAGCCGACTGTGTATGAGTAAAGGAAATCTCGAACTCCGGATATGCGTTCGTCGCGATCAGGGTCTGTTCCGTAGACACTGCCTTGGAGAAATGGACCTTGGGACGTCTTGAACGTGCGTTCAACTCCTCAACCGCGTTGTCATAAACGCGACGAGATGCTAAATCGTTCACCAAGCTGTTGCGTCCCGCTGCAGCTTGGAGAGTTTGCATGTCAATTGTTTGCTGAAATTGTGCCATGTTGTTGTT